TCTTGACTCCTTTGAGAAATAGGTGCTTCTGCACCTTGTTAGTGTTTACTGTTTGGCTTTACCAATATTAATTGCTAGTATTTCTATTACTTTATAGAACTTTGCAATCATGGCATCATCCTTTGGTGTTGGGGTTAGAGAACAGATAATGCTTGCAGCGCAAACAACTCCTGTCACTATTCCTAACCATTCTCCTATCATTCCTAACATAGTTTACTCCTTAGTTAAATTGTCAATATAGCCCAAAAAACTATTTTTGACCAGATTCTTGCTCTTTTTCTTCTTTATCATAATCACGATAAAACTTAACAACTTGCAAGACATTATTTGTATAACGCTTAATTTCTGCCATATTCATAGATAGATTTTCGTATTGTTGGGTTGTTAAAGCGTAGTATGGTTTTGCAGGTGCTTTGCCTTCTTTTACTAATTTTAAGTATTCTGCCATTAAATCTGGTGTTAATACTTCAAACTCTACATCAACTAATTGCATCTCTATTGGTAAAGGGGGGTGATACATAGGGGGGCGTTCTTGTATTGTGACTACCTCTACAGGTTTAACTCGCTCTGGTATTAATGAGCAGCCTGACATAACACCTATGATTATGATTAGATTAATTACTTGTAATGGTTTCATCATCTTTTTCGTCAAATTGATTAGGGTTAGTTAAATCTACAAGTCCTTGCATGACTCTTTTTGTTCCCTTGTTTACTCTAGTTTCTATTAATTTGGGCTTCATTAATGCCAGATTATTCAGGTCATGTTTTGCAAATGTGTTTTTGAGTGCGTTGACTTCTCTCATAGCATTGTTCTTTGCATCTTCTAGTTGTGCTATTTGTTCATTTACACTTTCTTGTTTAGACAGGTACTGCTTGATAGATTCGTTTTGCTCCGCAATCTTTGTTTCTAAGACTATTTGATTGCCTTGTAATACAGCTATTTGATTATTTAGATACTTAATATACATATAAGAACCTGACGCTGTTCCTATCAGCAATAACCCTAGCATCAATGATAATTTAAACCCCATAAGTATATACCTGTATCCCTGTATCTTTTCCCTTAACCTTTATTTCGTCTACATATTCTAACTCAAATTTAGTCATTCTGGCAGTTGTCATACCAATCAGTAAACTTACGCCATGTTCTTTTGTAGCTGATTCAAGCCTTGCTGCAGTATTAACAGCATCCCCAATAGCTGTATAATCAAACCTAGACTCAGACCCCATATTGCCAATAACTGCATCACCAGTATGTATTCCTATACCTATTTCAATGGATGGCAACCCTTTTGATTCTAACTCATCATTAAGCAACGCCATGTTAAGGCGTATATCTAAAGCTGTTTCTATTGCTTTTTGTTCGTGATTGGGTTGGTCAAGTGGCGCATTAAATATTGCCATCATTGCATCACCTATATATTTATCTACCATTCCGCCATTATCTTGGACTGCTTTTTGCTGTGCGGTCAGAGCCTTATTCATTATGAAAGCTACGTCCTCTGGTGGCAGTGATTCTGACATATTTGTAAAACCTCTAACGTCAGTGAATAAGAAGGTTGCGTATCGTTTCTCACCACCTAGCTTTAATAATTCAGGGTTTTTCTGTAATCGTTTAACCTGTCTAGGGTCTAAGTAATGCTCAAATTGTTTCTTAATTTGGAGTCTAAGTTTAAATTGCTGCCTGAATCTAAGGTAGAAAGCGATTGCGCCTGTAACAAATTGACTGATAAGAGTCCACGTTACATCTATAAGAATACCCTGCTGTATCATATACACGCCAAAATAGCCTGTAGAAGCCATTACAACACCAGACAGTACAATGCCCCATGTAATACCCATAAAGTGCAGCAGAAGCCATATAAGAGCCACTGAGAGGGTAAAGATGCCTAACTCGGCTGCTAGTGCGTAATCTGGTATATAAGGGCTGTTCTGCACTAACATAGACTCAGCTAGTGCTGCTTGTATCTTGTGTGGTTCTAACAAGCCAACAGGCGTTGCTATCTGTGGCATTACTCCTGAAGCTGTCACGCCTACAAAAACATAGCGTCCTGTCACGTCCATATCTTGTAAGTTTGTTTCGTGCGTCTTAACCCATGAAATCCACTTACGTCCTAAACTGTCAGTCTTAACAGCAGGCAAACCACGAACAGCTATTTCCTGCACTCCATTTTCATTTGTGGTGATTATATAGCTGCGTGTTCCAGTAAGTGCTTTGATTACCTGAACCCCAAAAGAAGCAACCCAACCATCAGGAGTTCTAAGTAAGAGGGGGATTCTCCTAACAAGTTGGTCTACTTCAGTAGGGGCTATGGCAATTCCTTGTAGTGCATTAGCTGATAGAGTGTTAAGGTTTTCCTTTACCCCTGTAGATAATATACCACCAATATCATCACCCTTTAAAACTATGCCTGTAGGTTTTGGATACAGTCCTTTGCCATCTTCAAACATAGCGATAACAGAACCGCCTTGTCCTAATGCTGCAGCAAAGTTTTTATCTCCACCTAGCCTGTCTGGTTGTGGAAACGATATAACCCAACCTACGCCTATAGCACCTTTAGCAAGTAATTCATTATGTATCTCTGCTAATCGTTGTCTAGGGAAGGGATAACCACCTTCACGCTCTACATCTTCTTCAGTGATATTCAGGACAGTAAAGTTATCAGATGGTGGCTGTGGCGTTATAAATGCGTCAAAGGTTCTCATCTTTAGAACCTCTGTAGGTATAGACTGCATCAATAATGGTAGCCCTAGTATTATAAGTATGATGAATATTAGCTTTTTCATTAGATATATATGTCTATAATTGTTCCCTTATAAGATTCTAAAAATCTGTACTTCTTGTATCTCAATTTCCTTGCCTTATCTTAATTACGCTATCGCTACCGCCATTGATTGTTACTGTTCTACTCACTCCGTCCTGTATAAATATAACTGTATAGCTTGCATCACTATCTATGTCTACTCTGGCATTACTACTGACGTTTCTTTGCAGTGTTAGTATCTGTCCTGTAATAAACGTAGCTATCTGTGTTGTACTATCTTGACCAAATGACGTGCCTTCTAACCTAAGGCTACCAGACTGCGCTAAAGCATCTTCTTCTTTTGATACCTGTAGAGCATCTATAACATCTAGTAAATCCTCTAAAAAGTTTACGTCCAAATAGTTTATGTCCAATTCTGTAAACTCTAGCGCATCATCTTTTAAGAAATCTTCTTCTAGGTAGTCTATATCTAGGTCGTTAAAATCTAGTATGTTCGCAGTCTTAGTGGTTTGTACTTCTGTTAATTCTTCTCTTTCTTCAGGTGGACTTACAATTAACATATTATCAATCATGTCTAATGTGATATCTAACACAATAGGTTTAGATGGTGCTGATTCAAAGACGCTTACAGTTGTAGCTTCATAAGGTTTGTTAAGAAGAACACTCCCCATAGCAGTAACAACTTCTATCTCTCCGCTTGATACACCATAAGGGTCAGGCAACAGGATAATAAGTGACCTGCCTAATTCATCTACTGTAGCGGTGAAGTCTGTTCCTCTTATCGCTATATTGGCTGTAGGTGTTCTAAGAGATATGTTTTGTTTGTTTATTCTATTCAGGTTGCCTGTGATAAACCTTGCTGTGCCTAAACCAAAGGTAAGTGCCATCTTAGACTTACTAGGGTCAGGGTCATATATGTATTCGTCTATGAGAAGTTGTGAATGTTCTGTAAGTTTTACAGTAGAGTCATCTAGGAAGGTGATAGCCATTCTGCCATTTGTGGTTATGGCTTCGTCATTACTCTGTATAGCAAAATCAACTTCTGCCATATAGGGTTGGTCTCTTAATACTTGTGCTTGTCCATTTAACTCAGATACGCCACCTATGCTCTCAACAGCTTGTGCTTGTACCTTGGTCGTTTTGAATAATACACACAGTACCATTAGACCCAATACTAATGACTTTAAGATAATCATTGTCTTGAGTTGATAACTGTTGCACATTAAATGTTCTACTGCTCCCTGTTTGGTCTAAATAAAAGTATCCGCCTGCATACCCTGACCCTGTAAAGTTCACAGTGTTTGAGTCTCCATCTACGTCAAGATAGTTCGTTGCTCCATCATAATTAATGTCAAAGTCTAACGTATTACCTGTGCCGTTTATTATCCAATCTAGGTCAAGCGTTGCAGCTAAAGCTGTCGTGCCTGTATCTAATGTCATTGTATTAGTTGAGCCTGTGACATCTACATTGTAGTTTGAATTATCTACACCAAAGGTATTTGTAGGGTCTGCTTGAATTGTAAAGGTGTTGGAATCGCCATCAAACTCAAAGAATCCTGTGACGCTATCGCCCCATATATCTCCAAGAAATTTGTTAGTGTTTCCTATTTGATTTATGTCAAGAGTAAGACTTGTGCCGTCTAGGTCAAATGGGGTTAGGTTGCCTGCTGCACTGTTCAAACCACCTATAATATTTCCGCTTCCTAATTGTTCTAAATCAATGTTTGCAGTTGCGCCTGATTGAGTAACTGAAATCTCGTTATCTGCAGCAAACGCGCTGCCGTAGACCATCATTATACAAAATAAGCTAATTAGTTTTTTCGTCATCATAAGTCCAGAATCTCCTATCGTATCCGATATTAATTAGTTCTAAAACAGCACCCTCAATGGCTTTCATTAAGGCTATTGTTGTGGACTCATTGCGCGAATTGCCTAACTCTATTTCAACAAGCTCACTACCCATCTCTATGAATTTGAAAACGTCATCTGACTGACCATAACTAAATATGGTTTTCTGACTCAATACTTCTATAAGGATTTCGCCAGTTGTAACCGACACCATGCGTAAGCTAACAGTTATGTTATCTTCTCGGTACTGTGCGCTCTTACCAACTCCTAAGTACCTAGCACCAACTCCGCCTGTAGTCAAGTTACTATCATACGCTATTACAGCACCCTCTAGCAAGACTCCTGCAAATAGCAGGGCAGGCAGCTTCTGTGCATCATCAGGTGCTATCTGGTCTCTGGCACTACGGATTAGCTGTCTTTCTTTGGTAAGGTTATCTAAGCCAACACGCTCAACAACCCTGAAGAACGTGCCGTTTGCTGCGTGCTTTAAGGCTCTGATAAGTAAAGTATGTGGTGCTTGTGTGACTGCAGTGCTAAATAACGCAAACTCGGAATTGCTTTTCCTTTGTCCAGTTTGGTCTGTGAAAGCAGTAGGATAGACTGCAACTACAGGTTGTACAGTTGGCTTGCGTGCATTTAATAACTCTTTATTCTCTAAGTCAGTTATCTTAGCTACATTGTTTGCGCTAAATCTAAGTTCGTATGTATCTTCAAACTGGTCAAAAATTGAACAGCTAGAAAGTAAAAGAACCGATAGGCAAAGTAATTTCTGTCGTATTTCCATCTGCATCAGTTATCTTTAGTGTTATGAACTCGCCATCACTTGTATAGGTAATAGTGTTCCCTTCTAGGTTAATAGTACCTTCTGTACTAGGAGTTTCACCAAACAAGTTCTCAACTAACTGTCTGCTTAACTGTGCGTATATACGCGACTCCAAATTCCTGAGAAATCTGGCTAATGTTGTGTTTTCTTTATCTCGTTCTATCTGCTCTTGTAACGCTTTTATTTCTTCACGAATTGACATCTTACGAGAATACTCTTGATTCTCAATAGTTAAATAATGACTAGAAGTACCAACGCCACTGAAAGAAGGTGATTTAAACTTATGAGTAATTGTATCTGCGCGGATGTTTTCAACCGCTATACCAACTATTAATAGAAACCCTATCACTGTAGCTATTCGCGCTATCAGTGTTTTTTCAGCTTCCCTTTTTGCTAGTGCTAGGTCGGCTTTGCTTGGTCTCCCTCTTTTGCGTTTCTTCTCCATTTTGCTCTCGTAACTCCAAGACAGTATTTACTTTCTCTTGTAATCTTATCATATCTTGGTCTAACAGGCGTAACTGGTCTGTTAGTCTGATTATTGTAGTTTTCATATCCTCTACAGCAGGGTCTATAACATTTGTGATGGTTTGCCAAACGAAATAGACAAAGTAGCCTAGACCAACCACCATAACTGTAGGAAATCCAAACTTTTCTACTATCTCTACGATATCCACTAGTCTCGCCTAGCGTCAATCTTCCCATCTTCTACAAAGTTCTCTGCGCGTGCAATTCTGTGTAAGTCTGGTGAGATACCCAATGCACTAGAAACGCTAGTATCTATGCGTATCATGTCATTGTTCATTATGGATGCCCTTGTTATGAGCATCTTTGATATTCCTTGTACTGTTTTTATTTCGTCAACCAATCCTTCCATCAGTTGACGCATGATTAAAAAGATAAAATAACCCATAACTAAACCACCTGCGATTGGCAGTCCTAAGTCAGCTATAAGGTCAAATACTTCCATATCAATCCGATTTATCTAGTTCATTTAGCACTGCTATAAATTGTTTCTCTGACACTTCGTGAAACCATCCATCTTTATCTGTTATATAAACAGCGTTCTTTTTGTATAAGCCTTTGTCTATTGCTTCTTCTTCTACTCTGAATGTGCCATCTGGTTTAGAGAACAAATAGTAATCACACCATTGTGTATCTTTTGGGTCTCTTTTCATTTCCTTGTCATCCGCAAAATTATGAGTATTACTGTTTATCATTTTTGTTTAATGCTTCCTTTGCGTAAAATGCAGCGACTATAGCTGCGACTGAAACAAAGTAGGTTGCAGCCATATCTCCTAACAACTCTGCAGCTTTTTCTAAACCAACTAAAATAGCTAATACTACCGCAAAGGGATATAGCAACATTCCACCTAATGCAAACCACGCCATATTTCTCTGCGCGTCCTGCTTCTTATCTTCGTTATCAAACCTTATCTTTTCTTGCTCAAACTTCTGTATAGCTTCAGCTTGGTCTAGTTCTTCATCAGTTATGATGCCATCTCCATCAACATCTAAGACATTAGCTTTTGAGTCTGGCTGTAATCGTTTTGCTTTCATAAACATACCTCTTTCATATTGGTTAATTCATAATGGTCATAACCAAATTTTAATAACACTTGTTGTTTTTCTAACGCACTAGCTGCATTGCAAACAATACTGCATGAATGTGTTTTGTTGTTTGAGTGTAGTTGCTCATTAATTTCTACACTATCGTCATCATTTATTATAAATTGGACAACGTGTCCTTCGTTTTCCCATATGCCACTAAATAATATGCCATGCTCTATTAACGTATTCATTATGAAGGTGGTGTAGGAAAGGTCACGCTATCTAAATCGTTTTCTGCACTGTCAGTATATGAACCAAGTAAATCTCTAAGTGCTTGCCTGTAAGTAGCCCACTCTGCTTTCTTTGCATCTGTCAAAGGACTATCTGCTGCCTGAGTCCAATCACAATCAACTAATAGTAAATTTCTTTTTCTCCTTACCTCTGCTTCATGTTTTCCTGCAGGATATGGCGGTGTATAATCTACAACTTCTGAGCCATCCCACTTTGAGATTTGTATAGGATGACTGCCTTCAACATATCCATAATCACTAGATAAAACATCTAACTCACTGGCACTTTGTACGCTTCTGTGCTGTATGATTTGTCCTGTAGACTTTATATAAATACTTACAATCATCTGTGCAAACCTATAACTTGAACTGAAAACTGCAACTGCGGATTAGCAATTCTGTACAATCCACCCCAAGGGTAAATATAAAAAGTTTGTGAAGCAGAAGTGCTTGTGGTTACACTCATATTGAGACCAACAGCTATTGTGTTAGAACCAGAAACTAGGTTTGCATAACCATTTCTAAACGCTGTCTGCGCTCCACTAACAAAAAATGGTGACGCGTTCATTGCTCCTGCGCTCGTATATTGAGCAGACGAATTGTATCCAATCCCTGCAATAATTGCGCTACTACCAAAATCTGTACCTACTGCGTTTATTGACAAAAATAATAAGTATGTTTTAGTAACAGCACTTGCGGTTTGCGCCACTGTGACTGTAAGAGGACTGCCACCTAATAGTTGAGGGTTGTGGAATGAAGAACTGCCAGTGTTCCAGTTAGTAGTTCCTAGATTGTGTTGCCCTGTTGCACCTACCGCCACACCTAGTGAATTTGCGCCTGCATGAAGATTAATAGGAACAGCAGCCCCTATCTGTAGTCCATTATTAGATACAGTTAGCGTGCTTCCGTTTAAAACAAGCCTAGCAGCATTTAATGTTCCTACATTGATATTAGTGGCATCTATATTAAGAACATCTACTTGAGTAGCATCAATACTTCCGCCACTTATCCTGTTAGCACTCATAGAACCTGTGGTTATGTTTCCGCCTGATATTGTTGTTTGCGTTACGCCTACAGTGCCGTCTAATTGATTTTTATACGCAACTCCGTCTATCCCTATTTGTGTTATGCCTGCTGAACCATCTAACTCATTTGTGAAAACAACTGAACTAGGTATTCTGTTTACGTTTAACGTACCTGTAGAAATAACATCTGCGCTAAGTCCTGTAGTTACAATTTGGTCTGCGCCTATAGTTCCATCAATAACCATATCACCTGAAATTAGGTTTGTTATTTCTGTCCATGAACTGTTAGTGCTGTTTCTTTTGTATGCTTTTGAAGCAGGGTCTCCGCTTGTTTTCTCCACTATACAAGTGTCACCTGCTTGAAAACCTCTACCTATAGCAGCATTTGATTCTGCAGTTGTTGGTGCAGCAGTTGTAGATTTTTGGACTATATAAAACTGCGCTCTGTCTATGTTATTTACGATACCTGTAGTGTCAGACAAAGCTACTTCTGTAAAGTTACCACCGCCTACAGCGACAAACGCTGAATTAATATCTGAATGATTTACTGCTCTAAGCCAATAATAATATGTTGTTCCTGCTGATAAGCCATTAACCTTTCCATCCATCCATGTTGATTTCTGACTGGGCGAACCATATTGGGTGTGTACCAAGCCATCCGTATCATTAGCATTTGGGGTAGAGTTTGTAGTTTTTCTATATATCTTTACCGCTTTTAAATCACCATTATTAGGGTTGTTGTAACTAATTAAAATATTAAAAGGTTTGCCAGTAGTTACTGACGCACTTGAAGGGTTAGCAGGTGCATCTGAAGGTGCTGCTATCGCAATATCGGATGCTGCAGTATAGGTACTGGTCACACCATTTAAGTCTATGTGCCTGACTTTTATGTTGTATGTTTTTCCTACAGCTACATTAGGTATGTCTGCGCGTGTAACACCTTTACCTACTGTAATAGCACTGAAGTTACTGTCACTAGATATCTTGTAGGCTATCTCTGTAGACACCACCATAGGACTTGTATTATTTACCCACGCTACATTTATGTTTATTTTTCTGTCTACTGCATCCTTTACTGTCACCTGTGACCTTGAAGGATTGGAAGGCGCAGTAACAGCGTAAGTACCTATAGAGATATCGCTTCCTGTAGCTTGGTCTGTTGTGTAGGCATTAGAAGCAAAATCCCAAACTGACCCATCTATTTCTTTGAGTTGTAATCGTGTAGCCACAATAGGGGCTGATTCATCTCCCATTTGTTCTAAGTTAGTAGACAGAACTTCAAAGACTTTGTTAGTCCAACCCATTCTCTCATTTGTCAGATAGACCCAATCATTAGGCTGACAACGCATAAAGGCTGTGCTAACTGACGCTGATAGCTGTATTGTTTGTCTTTGGTGGTTAAGATATATCCTACTAATACGCTGCGCCATTGTAGACGTAACAGTGAATGGAAGCTGCACTTCTAAAAGTTTTGCATAGTTAGCTGTTGCTGCACCACTAGGTGTATCTCTACCTAAGAACGTACTGTCAGAATATAAAGGCGCGTCTGAGCCTGTATAGTTTTGTGTTGAGTCTACATAGATAGCTTTAACTTGATTATAGAGTTCACCACCACTTGCGTTAGTTTGTATAGCCAATGGTGCAAGTAATTCATCATCTGTAATCGTCAAAGATGGTGTTTGTGTTGCTCCTGCAAAGATATTGAACTGACCATTAACATAAGAAACTTTACCTGCCATAGCACTAAGGATGCCATTAATAACCTTCTCGCCATCTGCTGAGTAGTTAGTAAATCCATTAGCGGTATAGCGTCTTTCCGTACCACTTGCTAAATTGACATTCTGGTCACAAGTATTAGCTGCTGATGCAAAACCACCTGCATTAGTAGTGTCATTTATTTCAGAAGTAGTAGCTTTTAAACCATACGTTGTGTTTGTTAAATAATCCCTAATAATTAAAGCAGGGTTTGACCTTTGCAAGTCTGTAGTTCCTATAGCACCAGTTCTAGGGTCAAAGACATCTTTGCCTTTTACAAGGTATGTTATCTGTGGAACACCACCGCCAAATGCTTCAGGGTCAAATATAAGTTCTAAGTACACATATGCTATGCCTTTAAACTTGTGGGCAGCAGTAATAGAACTTAACGCTGCGACAGCTAAACCATCTGCAGACGTTTGGCTGCCATCATGGAATGTAAATCGCGCTAATCTACCGCTACCAAAATCATGCTCATTCTCTGTATTTGTATAATCAGAGTTTGTTACTGTGTGTACTGTCTCGCCAGATACTGTAGAAGAAGTTGTAGTTAAGTCATTATCATTGAACCTAACGCTTACAAGACTATTCACCTCATGTCCTGCAATTCCTACAATCATGTGCAACTTATTGTTGTCTGTGCCAGATGTTTCCATGTGCAGAACAATTCCACCTACTCTACTTGTTCCATACAATATTTGTCGTGGTGCTGTAGGTGAACGTGTTGTTGTCTTAGTGCCAAAGTTATCTCTAAAGGCATCCATTCCTTTTGGCGTACCTGCAATCAAACCTGTCAAAAGGGTTGTGGCAAACGTCATAGCTGCCATACCTGTCGCACTCATAGTAGCGAAACCAGTTATTCCTAAGGCAGCACCGCCTGTGACTACGACAAAGACGATTAACGCTGCTACTACTGCTGCTTTAATTACCTTAGGCATCTATTCTCCACACCTTTACTGCTAAATCGTTCTGTAAGACCTCTATTCCGTCCTCTGAGGGCGATACTATGCTCATACCATCACATATACCCACTAGCTGACTTTCTTGCTTAAAAACGACTAAATCGCCTTTGGTCATATATGCTTTATCTATTACATTTATACCTTTTTTTTCTTTTGCTGCTTTGGTGATGCTTCCTAAAATTGTTTTTCCATAACCCTTGATTGCTTTCTTTGCGGTTACTTCGTCTTTCCATTTAAGGGTTTTAGGAATTAAATCCTCTCCTGTAATAGTTTTTATCACCGCATTTGAGAACATACAGCAATCCCATTTACCCCAAACAAAAGGCGTATCTTTATGCTTGAACATAAACTCTCTGTATTTAATTTCCCAATCTGGTAGCTTTTTCATTACCTATGCTGCCTGTTATTATTACCGCTATCATTACCACCGCTATTGCCACCACCTACAGCATCACTTTTCTTACCCCAAACTATCTCTTTATCCTGCAATAAACTTACGCGATTTAATCCAACATCATTTGGAAATAAATAGTTTTGTGATTCTTTAGTGTATCGGTAATGGGATGGTCTACTTAAATCTACTAACCTGTTCTCAGCATCAAGAGTAATGGTTGCTCCGTCAGGCGTGTCATTAATTGCTAGGGTAGTCATGCGCCCTTTGAACAGGGTCAGTGTGCCTGCGCTTTCATTAGCACCGCCCATTGTGTAACCCATAAATACAGTAATAGGTCTGTTTTGATAATGTTCTTCTAAGGCATATGTCAGGACTGTAGAATCCATACCTGATATAACTATCGTGATACCACTTGATTTAAGTTCTGTGCTTTCTTCTACATCTGATATCGTCATCAATGAACCTGCACCAGTATAGTCAAGTCCATCTATAGTTAAGTCCTCTAAACCAGACCATAATGCTATGGTTGACGTATCAAACTCTGCTTTGATTGCAAAGAATATTTCTTGATGGTCAGCACCAAGACGATTAGTTATATTAGAGTCTAACCCCTGTCTTGTTGCCATTTTAAACTACCTCAATACACGAAAACCCAATACCATAATTAGAAACATGGTTAGCAGACCAATCTACTTCATTCGTATTCAATCTAAACTTGCCTTTTGGGTTCTGAAACATAACGACATGACCATCCGTTAAAGTCTGCCTTAACTTAGGCTGCACTCTTACTGAGATGTGATTTCTGGCACTAGAGCCATTGTTATGCAGGTAAGCATCCTCTGTTACCATCACTAACTGTTTTGGCTCTGAAGTAGTTGCACTACTAGATAGGATGCCTAGAAAGTCACCTTTTTTAATTGTTCCGATTGCACCATTGGAAGATGCTTCTAGTGACAATGCCGTTGCGCCCTTAATGTTTTGTCTTATTTTACAACCTGCTCTATTACTTTCTGCGACTAAATCTGAATCAGTTACTATCACAGAGGTGCTAGTGTACGTTACAATTTTATGTGTTCCGTTGTTTGCTTCATTAGCAGCCCCTGTAACATGAATGTAGTCATTCACTCTTAGGCTAGAAAATGTTGTAGTAGCAGCAGTGATAGTTCCGTTAGCAGCAAACGACAGAGTTTCACTTGAATCATCTATACGTCTATCTACCAACAAATAATCAGTATTATAAGTTCCTTGTGCAGCTTTACTGTCAGGGTCTCCAAACTTAAAGTAATTAGCCTGACCATTTGTTTCTAACAAAAAGGCTTGCCACTCGCTTGCTTGTTCTCTTTTCATAGGCGGTAGTGTTACTTCTGCAGTCCAATACACACCATCAAATTCTTGCGTTTTAGTTTTAGCCGTAAACGGACTCATTGTAGTACCAACAGTACGAACAAGAGAAAACCTGCTTACTGCAAAATTGGGGGTGCTTGGCATTGTTACTAATTTAGCCACCTTGTAACGCCTTCCTAAAAGAACCGCCACGCAATGATGCTTCTGCTACTGCGCCTTTAGTAGTCTCTGCTATCTGTGGCATCATCTTCATCACCTCTGCTCTTACAGTAGGAACTATACCTGTAGCAAAGTTAATTGATTGATTGATAACTGTTGTTCCACCGCCACCCATGTTGTTCATGTTCTGGTTATTCACGATTTTTCCGCCTGTATTGGGTACAAACATTTCTGCGCCACGCTCACCAACTAGAACAGGCTGACCTTTTTGTACTGTTCCACCACCTGCCATACCTGTTGTTGGCATACCAAATGAACCCATAATTGCATCCATGATTGGTTTAATAACCATCATCTGCATAAAGGACGCTATGATTTGAGACACCATATTCTTAGCAAAGTCTTTAAATGAATCCATTGCATTTTCACCACTTAGTAACGCATCAGTAAAGTCTTTAGTGAACGCATTTGTCGTTTCCATAATGGCAGGTTTCATTTCGTTAAATGCTTCTGTCATACTTTGTATTTTAGCAGTGCCGTCATCTACAGCAGTAAAGTCAAAATTCTTAGGGTCAAATGAACTTGCATCAGGGTCTCCGCTTATGATGCTTTCCATATCAGGCATTTCAGGCATAGTAGGCAACATACCTTTAACGTCACCTAGAATATCAAACTCGCCTTTTTTGTATTCTTTAAGTAGCTTTAATCTTTCAGCTATAGCAGCTTTTAGTTGTTCCCTGTCATCTTCTAATTCATCTGTGGGTATTGTAAAACTAACAGGGTCTATATCCTCAAGACCTATATTGACCTTGTTGTAAATTTCAATCAGCTTATTAACTTTATTCGCTAGTTTTTTTAGCAAGTCATTCATTACTTCTATGATGCTTATTTTCATACCAACAAACGCCATCTTCAATTTGTCTATAGCATTTGGAACACGAACCTTCATGGTGTTTTCAAAGAACATAACCACGTTATCCCAATTCTTTGCCAGTAGAACCATGCCTGCTACTATCGCAGCTAGTCCTAATACAACATATGTGAATGGATTAGTTAGCAAAGCTACAGTGAACTTTAAGACGCTGCCTGTTGCTATTAGCAATGATTTACCTAATGCAAGAACAGCACCAG